TTTTAAAAAAACAGGACAAGAAATGGTAAATGCAGGTGTAATACGAACACCGGCAGATGTCAAAGATTATGCACGCATTGCAGCGATGTCTACAAAAGCAGCTCCTTATGCTGGTGCTACTTATGGCGCAGGTTTAATGCTTGGTGCAGGCGGGTTAGGTGGTCAAATTGGCGGTGGTGTAGCCAACATTGGCAACATGGCTGGTCTTCCAATTGATCCTGAAATGCCAGGTTCATCTAACACGATGAATTCTCGTCTTAATATGCAAGGTTATGCATAAAGCAGTCTAATAAATTACAGACTGCTAAAATTTTCTTTAGATAGGGCAATAGACTGCCCGAATCTTTCACCCGATTAATTACTTTTTCCAAATATCTGGAGGATAGAAGCAAGTGTTTCTTGATAATGATTTTCCTAAGATTTTAGGCGCGGAACTTTACCGTC